ACATTTACAGACGGAGCAAATAAATCAGCTACTTACGCAATTTACCGAACTGTTCCAATATTTGGAGGTAAAACTCAAATTCAGTTATTTACTGAAGCACCTGGCCCCGTAGCTACCCACGATGGCGTAATCCTTACTGCTGGCTGTGACAAAACTTACAATACTTGTAAAAACACTTGGAATAATGCTATAAACTTTGGAAATATCCCCAGTTTTGGCAACTTTATGCCTGGGAATGACTTTTTGTTAAGCTCTCCAAAGCAAAGCTAAGTTTTTCTAAAAAAATTAATTTCAATTCATAAATAACAGTAAAAAGCTCTAGAATAGTTTTATCGATGTTCCCCTTCTGCCATGTATTATATTTCTGTTGCCAACCAAAGCCATCCCCCCTATGTCGGGAATCACGGTTTAAAAATAAATTTTAACGATCTTGGGACTGTCTTTGCTATCGCAATAGCATTACTTAGTATGTTTTCGAGAAATACCAAATCACAGGCCAAAGAACTTGATCACGAAACTTTTGAGAAAACATCAAGGAAAATGGAAACTCTTGAGCAAAAGCTAGAGAAAATGGTTGAAAAACTATCAACAGGAATAGAAAAGCTGACTACATTAACATCGCAACTTGACAAAGAGATAAGTCTTATTAAAGCCAAACAAGAAACTTTCTCTTCTATTTCTGATCAAATAGAAGCAATTCGCAAAAAACAGGAAGAATTTGATATACGAATCAAAATACTTGAACATAAATCTTAACAGAATTGTCAACTTTACTAACTAAATTACCATGAAATCCCTAACGGCAAATCGCAACACTATATTAAAATCACACCTAATAGACTCCAGTTCCGAAAGTCTTCCCCAAGATTTTAGAACAATCCCAATCAAGGCTGGACAAAGAGTGATTTATAATCAGATTCTCAAAAGAGAAAAAAATCACTATTTACTAGAAGTAAAGCCCCCGATTGAGGGTAAATTTAATTGGTACGCTTTTATTGGTCACTTTGACGACCCTAATCCCTCTGTAGTCCGCAAGGATCAAGTTGAGGGTGTGTTTGATAGGCTTAACGATAAAATTACTGATTTTCAGTTTCAAAAATTAGATGAGTGTCTTAAGAGATTTGACATTACCACAGTACAAAGAGTTCGACATTTTTTAAGCCAAATAGCCCATGAATCAGCCGGATTAAGATTTATGGTAGAAATCCACGACGGCTCAAATTATGAAGGGCGAAAAGACTTAGGGAATACCAGACTCGGTGACGGCAAAAAGTTTAGAGGTGTAGATGCTCTCCAAATGACTGGCAGAGCCAATTATCAGGCATTTGCTAACTATATAGGCGATCAGCGTGTTATGGAAGGGTGGCAATATGTCAGAGAAAGATATTTATTTTTACCATCTGGATTTTGGTGGATGAATAACAAAATGAACGAACTGTGTGACCGTGGGGCAACAGTAGAACAAATTACCCGTCGCGTCAACGGTGGTACAAATGGACTAGCTGAAAGAAAACGATATTATGAGAAGGCTTTAAGTTTTATCTAGAATCTTGACAATTCAAAAAGTAACCTGTAATATTTAGTTAAAGCCAGAGGTTGTCATGAGAAAAGAATTTCGCCCGTTAATTTTAGAGACAGTAGAAGGTTATCCGGCATTTATTAACTGTTACGAGATTATTACAATTACCCATTGCTCTATTGAAGATAATTACATAGTCGATGCAACTTCACAAGTGGGAATTGTAATATCTAATGTTGCGGCTAAGGCTTTAATGAACGCGTTAACTACTGATTTATTTTTTTCTAGTGACGACATTGACGAAAGAAGAGTTTTGCGAAGCGATGGGACATTTGGTAGATTTTTTTAATATTTAGATTTCTCCTTGGGTGATTTAAGGCAGGCCATCAACAAAATGGTCTGTTTTTCTTATATCATAGAAATAGTACACGGCAGTTCCAATGGCAAAAAAGAAGAAAAAGGATGATCAAACATTAAGAGGTTCTCAGCGATCCCTTACCTCACCAGGGATCGTGTCAGTATCACGTCGCTACGATTTGGAGATTACGGAAAATCCTATCCGTGATCCGAGAATATCAAGAGAATTAATCGAACTTAATCAATGGTGCTATGAAGTGATCCACGCCCTTGACATGGCCGCTTCTGATACCTTTGCATCTGACGATGGAGACGATCAGGGATGGGTAGTAGCCAAAACCCTTGATGATGAAGAAACTCCTATTAACCCAGAAGTATTTGCCATTGCAGAAGATATTAGGTTGAGAAAACAGAATTTTTCAACCTACATGATTGGTGGGGATAGACTCAAGAAAGCGTTAAGATGGGCATTGGGGAAGGGAGAATGTTTTCTAGAGTTAGGTATTGAACGAGAGGGTTTATCTGCTAACAAGTCTAAGGATTTTGGTGTGGCAAAGACTCTTTATTTACCTACCTTTGAGATGTTTAGAAAAGAAACAGATCAAGGGGAACTAATTGGTTTTGAGCAAAGGAAATACGTTTCGGAGTCTGACCCTGATTATTTTTTTGAACCCTATAAAATCTGTCATATTCGCCATGAACCTGATTTTCTTTATGGTCGCTCTCTTTGGTTAGCTTCCTTAGATGCTTGGGCTGATGTCAAACAGGCTTTTGATAATTTGATTAGGGCATCCAATGACTTAGGAGTTTCTCCGACTCTTCATATTATGCCAGGTATTTCTACCGAGCAAGAAAGAATTTATGAGCGAGAATTAGAAATCCGTAGAAAAAGTGGCATTATAACCGATCATATTCTCAGCTATCCTGGGCAAGATATTCGCAAAATGACTAATTTTAACTCTGATTTAACAGGGTTAATTGATACTCTTTTACAATGCCGGTACAAGCTAATTATCCCTGGATTCCCGACCTATTTCTTTCCAGGATTAGAATCAAAAGGGGGAACTAAAGAGTTATCCCGTTCACCTGATCGTCGCTATTCTAGGATGAGATACGGATGGTGTCAGCTTCTTAGCGGTGCTATTAAACAGGTAATTGATACAGAAATCATTCTCAGAAAAGGATTAGATTTTTATACTGAAAATGCTAGAAATAAATATCGGATATTGTGGCCAGAATGGAGTGAATCTATAGATGGTCTATCAGGAGGGGAGGTTGAAGACACTGACTCTGATTTAACCAATGAAGAAACTAATAAACAACCTGTTAAGAAACTAAATATAAATCAAAATGATTAATCAAATTATTCACGGTGATTGTTTTGAGGTTTTAAAAACTATTTCTGATGGTTCTATTGATTTAATCCTAACCGATCCTCCCTATGGACTTTCGTTCATGGGGAAAAATTGGGATCATAGTGTACCCAGTGTACAGTTTTGGATTGAAGCTTTACGAGTCGCTAAACCAGGAGCGCACCTATTTGCTTTTGGTGGGACTCGTACTTTTCACCGATTGGCAGTAGCAATTGAGGACGCTGGTTGGGAAATCAGAGATACAATTATGTGGGTCTATGGGTCGGGGTTCCCGAAGTCGCACGACGTGAGCAAGGCGATTGACAAGGCGGCGGGGGCGGAGCGCGAGGTGGTGGGGCAACGGCGACAAAGGACGAATAATGTCAGCACAAGCAGTGCGCCTATGAATGCCAGTATCGGTGAAGTTGAATTTATCACTGCCCCCGCCACACCCGAAGCAAAACAATGGGAAGGCTGGGGGACTGCTCTAAAGCCGGCATGGGAACCAATCATTGTGGCTCGTAAACCTCTCACTGGCACGGTAGCTGAAAATGTCCTACAGCGGGGAACTGGGGGGATTAATATCGATGGGTGTCGGGTGGGAACTACCAAGCGCGTACCTAGTTCCGTGTCGCGCACTGATGGACAAATATACAATGGCGGATGGGGACAAGAAGACGGTAGCGAAAGCGGGCATAATCCGAATATTGGACGCTGGCCTGCCAACCTGATCCACGACGGCAGTGAGGAGGTGGTGGGGTTGTTTCCTGCAAATGCAAACCCAGATAAGCGAACAATAAAATTTGCAAAAAATGGCAGAGGTTCAAGCAGTATCTATGGAGATTTTGGCTCGACTTTAATAAACGGTCCAGCATACGGCGACACCGGCTCCGCTGCCCGATTTTTCTATTGCGCTAAAGCTAGTAAATCCGAACGCGGTGAAGGTAATACTCATCCTACGGTAAAACCACTAGCATTAATGAAATATCTCATAACTCTAGGATTACCTCCGGATGGGACAGTCTTAG